ATGCAAAGGAGGATAAGACAATGGTTAGACCAACAAGTCCTGTTTTTAGTTCAGGGGATGGCGTTGTTCATACGAACTTTGCCGGATTAAGCACAGACACCAAACCAACGACTGATCTGGCTACTGGTTGTCTGTTTTTAGAAATAGACACAGGTGACGTATACGCCTATAACGAGGTCGGCAACTCTGATTCTAAATGGCTGAAGATTGCCGAACTTGGTGGGAGTGGTTCATAATGGATTTAATGACACTTATGTTTTTAAAAGCTGCTGGAGCGGGCAAACCAAAAGGTCCAGTTAACTTGTTGAATGTAAAAAGTTACCAATACAACAGCGGTATTTATGCACCCAACGTATCAAATGGACGCATTGACGATACATCTATTGCGTCTGGCAATGGTGATTATATTGTATGGAGTCAAGTGTTCCCTGCAGGCACATATACTTTCTCGTTTAAATACAAGGGCACCGGACTTAAAGGTGTTCGATTCTTATGTACCAAAGAGATCCCAGATTCTTCTTATCTTTCCTTTTATCATTCATATTGGAAAGATCTCTCTGGCAATGAAATTACTATTGAACTTGACGAAGAGTTTTCCATAGGCATTTGCGAACTCACAGCTAGCGGTCATGCAACTGAGCCGGGGATAGTATACGATATCATGTTTGAAACAGGTGATACTGCACATGAATATGTTCCGTATATTGAGGAAAACAATCTTGTTAATTATGGAGAGTTTCTAAAGAATACGAATCTGACAGTAGACGGATTTGAAGTGTATGGAACGAATTATAATTTTAGAAACGATGCTCAAAAATACATGCTTAAAGAAACTATTCCTGCCGGAAGCGTGGTAAAAGTTTCGTCAAGATTCTATAGTGAGAACAACGACGGTGACACTGGAGGACTTGTATTCCGTTTAGGATACGCAGGATCGGATGACTACTTGAATGTTTGCACGTTTGTGAATAGTCAAGCTACGCTCGATGTCGGCGGCGCTACAGTAACAGTCTCGCAGGATTGCGATAACTTGCAGTTTGGATGGAACACTGGATATAATACTGTTATGCATTTGCGTGATCTTGTTGTAGAAGTAATAAAATTTGACAAAAACATATTTAGTATGGATGAATTTGCCGGGTTGAATCATATCACATATGTTGATGGAGTTGCGTCAGCAACATCAGATCATTTCAACTGTGGTGGGCATTGCTACAACCTTACAGAAACAATTCCTGCTGGGAAAATGTTTAAAGTAAAAGCAACGGCAAAGGTAACAGACGGTGGAAACGAAGACACATGGGGTTTAAGAATTCAAGCGTTCTTCTCCGACAATACAAACACCGATTTCTGGCATTTTAATGAACTTGATACTGATTGGACGACAATGCAAGGCACTTATACGCTTGCAAAAGATGTTATAGGTTTAAGGTTTAGTTATGCAAACTATCCTAATAGCGTATGGCACTTGAAAGATATTGTCGTTGGTATACCAGAATAAAGGAGGCATCATTATGTCTATTACTGAAATTGTAACTTTAGTATTAAGGGTTGTTTGTTTTATTCTTGTGGCTTTTATTATTCCGTTAATCAAACGGAAGTACAGCCAGAACCAAATTGATGATGTACTTGATAAGATTCAGACTTACGTAGAAGCTGCTGATCAGATCTTTGGCAGAGAACAAGGCGAAGAAAAGAAACAGTGGGTTCGTGGACGGTTAGCCGCCCATGGAATCGACGTTAATCTTGACCTGATCGACGCTGAAATTGAAGCCGCAGTACTGCTTTTACACAACGCTCTGAAAGCGTAAAAAAAAATAGGGAACTTTCGAACTGTTTTAGTCATTCGAAAGTTCCCTATTTTTATCTGTTATGGATAATTGCCAGTTACTGCGTTGTCACTTGGCGGCGTTTTTGATAATAATTTATTGTTTGCGTTTGAGATAAACGTGTTACCAACAAAGCTGTTCTTGTGGCAGTTGTTTGTTATTCTGATTGCAGGCAGCGTGCTTTCTCTGACGTTATGCATGGCGTTTCCGTTTATGCAAGTACCCTGTATGTTGCTGAATGCCATGAACTCTCCTTCGCTGTTCTTAAATACGTTATTGCTTATGATTGACGATCTTGTGCTCCCAGCGCTTTTAATCCATGAGTTTACAGTCTTTTCCGATCCAACCCAATACCCCGTATCACTTATGAAAGTATTACCAGTTATTACACAGTTTTGCATTCCTTTTCTGAAATCCATAAAGGGAAACTCTCCCTTTATTCCTTGTATTACGTTGCCAGAAATGTTCCAGCCCCACGCTTGATCATAAGCTCTGACCAAGAACCCGGTTCCATTGTCAACTGTGTTGCCTTCAAAGTGCAGTCCGTAAGCATGACCGCTGCGAATTATTAAAAAAGCACTGGACATGTTGTGTATCCTGCAGTTTTTAATACATATAGCTCGTTGATCATACATAGCAGGATGGTTATTGTTTGAGTCTTTCTCGTCTATCCAGTAAAAATCTCCTAAATAATTGGAGCTTGTTATTGTACTGTTGTATATTTCACAACCTCTGCCAGTTACAGAAAGGATTCGATAGAAGTTTTTAACTGAACATTGTTCAATTCTGATATCATAGTCACAAAGATCTTCATCTCTGGCTTTTAAGAATAATCCTATTCTGTGTTCTCCAGCCCTGCCGAAAAAACGTAATCCGGCAAGACGGAATAGCTGGATGTGGACATCGAACAGTGGAGTTGTTTTGGGATCTGGACAATTGGAAAAATCTGCGATGATACCAGACGTTCCCATTCTGTTTATTGTTTCAGAAAATATTCTTTTACACTGCTTATTGGTTATTTGAATTGTATTAGTTATCAAATAGCTTTCGTGATGCGACGTTGGAACAAACACATCATACCCGCTGTTTACTGCTTTTTGAAACGCAGCAGTATCGTCTGTTTTACCGTCTCCTTTTGCGCCAAACATTTGCGGCGTTACCATTTCGTTCATTGTTGCTTCACTTCCCACTTTAAATGTTGTTGGTTGTCACATCATCGTTTGCTCCCAACACAGTTAACATTTCATTACAGAAATCTTCATAGTCTAAGTACCCTAAAAGATCCATTTTATGCCTCAGCTCTTTAAACGATTCTTCCATTTGTTCTTTGTATTTCTTTTTAATAGAACAAAACACAACACAATATTTATATTTATCCGAAGTCATCGTTTCTCCAAACTTTACCGGAATTTTATTCTTATAGAAAATAGAGTCTCCAAGAAAGTGATCATCAATCATAATATCAAAGTACATATACCCGAGTCCGAATAATTTCTTATACGGATAATAATTCCTCATTAGCATTCCACCCCTCTTAACTTATTTTTCTTTTTCATTTGTCTTCTCTTTTGCTAAAGGACACATCTCTGTGCCTTTAAACATAGCCGCAGAGTACATTCCACCCTTGGTTAACCTGTTAGCTAAGTTTCTTTCGCATTCAACGTGTGAACATTCATTCCCGCACCATGTAATGTCATCGTGAATCCATTCAATAAAATCCTGACTAAACAAAAATTTCCCTCCTTTGTTGAGGACAGTATTGTCCTTTGTAAAATTTTTATTTATACTTATCTCCCAAAGGAGAGTGTAAGTATGAGAACGCGTGGCAATAAACAAGGATCAGTCTATTACCGTTCTGATCGTAAGCGATGGGTCGCCCAAATAGTTATTGGGTGGAAGCTGCCAAACAAAGAAGGCGGCTGTTTGATTCCAATCAAGAAAACTATTGGTGGATTTAAATTAAAAAAAGAAGCTCTTGCCGCGTTAAACAGGTTGTTAAACGGCGAAGAGCAGGAAGATAATAAACAGTCTTTGGATGATATTTTCCAGTCGTGGAAGAAATCATATCAATCTCGTGTTGAACCTAAGACTCTGAAAGGCTACGAACAAGCTTACAACTATTTTGCCGATCTGAAATACAGGCGCATACAAACTATTACAGCTGCAGAGCTCCAGTCGTGCATGGATAAATGTCCAAAAGGTAAACGTACTCATCAGCTTATGAAAGTTGTAGCCGGATTAATATGGGGTTACGCCTTCGATCTCGGTAAAGTTAAGAAGGACATAACAACAAATCTATATATCGGTAAACATGAAACTAAACCAAGAGAACCTTTATCTCCTGAAGATATTCAAAAAATAAAAGAAGCTATCGGAAAGATCCGATATGCCGATTATATTTATTGTCTGTGTTATCTTGGCTTCAGACCTGGAGAGTTCCTTGAAATTAAAAAGGATCAGGTTGTCTGCGAAACAATACAGAAGGAACAAGTATATTATATAGTAGAAGGAAAGAAAACTGCGGCTGGAATCAACCGTAAAGTTATCGTTCCAAAGCAGATACTGTCCATTATTCTTGAACGATTAAGCATAGAAGGAACAGAATATCTTTTCCCGTTCTATTATTTCAAACGAGGTACAACGGAACTGAAAGAGTTTCGTAAGATGACTGTGAATTATTTCGACGAGTCAGTATTTAAACCGATCAAAGAACGGCTTGACATAACAGGCAACAAGGTTCCTTATAGCGCCAGACACTCTTACGCCGACAAGCTAAAACACGCAGACGGCGATGTAAGAGATAAGGCTGCTCTGATTGGACATAGTGACTATAGTTTTACTCGCCAGCAATATCAGAGCAGTCCTCTTGAAGACCTAAAAACAGTCACTGACAGCATTGTTTAAAGGCACGCCACATTAGTTTTCCTTCAGCTGTTGAATTTCTTTGTTCAGATAGAACACAGCCTTCTCAAGATCTTCAGCTTCTTTTGTCGGATCTTTCAATCCAGCTCTGACAATATATTTAATTGCATTACCGCGACAAAAGTTCAGCTTCTTATCCATGATAAAATCTATACACTCTATTTTTCCTGTGGTGTAATGACTAGGATGATTTACAGGATCATTTTTAACCATATTTACACTCCTTTTACCAACACATATAAATACAATCTATTGGTATATCTCCGTTCCAACTCCATTGTAGATCTTGTGTAAGATATTGGATTATGCTTTGAAGGCATTTTAATACGGAATCCGTACTTCCCCATCCGTTATCCGGCTCGAGATGTTTGTACTTACGAACGTTAAACTGCATCTCGTGTATTCCCTTTTCAATATTAGGAATATAATCTTGTACTTTGTACCATTCACTTTGTTTGAAATCCCAGTCCATGCATTGCCTGAATATTTTTCCAACATTATAAGTCGGACTGGCATATTCTGGTCTGCCTATTACTGCGTATAAGTCTTGGTGGTCTGCTACTTTAACTGCAAACCTTATGTCATAACTCATTCCACTTCACCGCCTTTATGTCAATCCAAAGACGTTTATTCCAAAAAACAAATTTAGACAAAGACAAACAACAATGCTCGCCCCACAAATAGCAAGTAAAACGACAATGGGTATTAAAATCCACAACGCTATATCTAGTAATTTATCCATTCCCATCACCGACTTTCCTCTGCTCCAATGGATACATTCTTTGCGGTTCGTCTGTATCCATAATGATTATTCCTTTGGGCAATTTCTTTTCTACTTCTTCGATTTCATGCAAATACTTGCTTGAGTAAACGTATGTCACCGTTAAACTATAGCCATCAGTTGTCGGCGTATTCCGTCTCCACGATTGCGTTATTTTCACCTTCATCGACCTTCCCATTTCCATCCATGTGCTTCAAGGAATGTATCTGCTTTGTGATACTGTTCTATGATTGCTTCCTGCTCTTTCAGCCTTTTGATTGCATCGTCAAACAGAATTGTTTTCTGTCGCAAAAGTTCTACCGCACCTTGATACGCCGCTTCCTGCTCTTTCAGCAGGGCAAGCGTTTCATCAATCAAGTCCCACGGGGCATCCAATGGGTCACGGCTGAGAACCGCTTCCCATGCTTTGATTACCTTCTCCATGTCCATTCACTTCACCGACCTTCCTGCCTTTAAGGCTGAATCTTTGCTTCTCTATTCAGCTTTCTTCTTTCATTCCTTGCTCCAATTTTCTTATTTGTTCTCCATGATTTTGCCCTATGCCAGATATCAGAAAAATGTGAACGGGTATCTAATTTCTTATAGTGCGACTTCATTCCCACTTCACCGACCTTCCTGCCTTACGGCAAGCGTTAATCCTGCGATTATATTATCCCTGTACATCTCTAACCATTTTCGCAAATCACTTTCAGCAATATGCTTTCCGATTTCCTCAAGGGATGTGATGGTTTCAATATCCTTACGGACGATTTCAAACCAACTGTCCGTATCACGTTTTCTCATCGAGTAGCATTTCTGCTCAAGCTCGGAACGAACATATTCATAACTGTCATCATCATTCCATGATTCGCCAAGATAACCACCACGAATCAGAACATCCATTGCATCATCAAGCGTTATCATCAGACTCATTCACTTCACCGACCTTCCTGCTCTTGTGGATGCTTGTCACGCATTTTGTGCTTTCTGTTTTCTTCACACCACGGGCAACCACCATGATTTCGGCACGTTCCATCAATGCTCTTACTACCCGTGTATGGTTTCCTGTGTTCCTTTCCATGCTTAATGGCTTTATCAAGACTCATCTGAACACTACCTCTCCGTCCCTAAAGAACTGCTCATTCCGTGAACCGCAATGTGGGCAATACTGTGACAGTTTTTTCTTCGGCTTTGTTGTACGGTCGAATATCTTCATGTGACATTCGGAGCAGTAGATTCCCTCGTTTGCACAGAACTCAAGAACTATCCAATGTCCTTCTTTTTCTCTTTTCGGAACAACGTTCATCATTGTATCAATAGACAAAATGCAATACCCTTCCGACAATCCATATTCATCAATGCCATAATAAACGTAACGGACAAGAGCATCCAATTCCTCGCCTGTGTACTTTTCACCGTCCCATTCTTTTAAACGGAGAATGTCACCGCTATGAAAGTTCCTGTCATTCTTTCGGATTTCAAAACGCTTGTCACCGCAACGGACTGCATCATAATATTCTGGCAGGATTTTCAGTTCATGTATCGTCATTCCCACTTCACCGACCTTCCTGCGTCACAGAACGCTTTCCGTACTTAGTCTGCCATTGTCGCTCCTTTTCACATCCGCAGCAGGCGGCGCGTTCGGAATGGTTACAGCAGTTCTTGCATGGGTATTCGGGTATATTTTCCTTCTCCGCTTCCTGCTCTTTCAGCAAGCAAACGCCTTCCATCATGCTCTGTGCCGTCTGTTTGAGGTTCTCAATCTCTTCTTCCTGCTCTTTCAGCAGGGCAAGAGCATCCTTTGCAAGGTTTGTTGAACACGCAAATCCCTCTGTGTCATCATTCCAATACGGGCAGAATCCGCATTTTATTTCCTGCGAACAACATTCAAGCCCATTGATAACCTTCTCCCTGTCAAGCATTTTAATCTCCTTCTATATTTTCTGTATCAATCAACCAGTCTTCAAATTTGTCCAATACTTCTTTGAATGTTTTGCCATTCCAGGAAATATGCCGACCATTTACAAGCAAGTAGCAGTGTAATTCAATTTCAATAAAAGACACATCTGTAACGTTTTCTGCTTCG